CTTCCGATCTCCTCTACGTACTTTCGGACGAGTAATTCAAGGGGGGTAGGTCATGGGTAAGCGCGGCCCGCGCCCGGTTCCCACGCAAATCAAGATTGCCCGCGGCACCGCTAAATCGCGGCGCAAGACCGAACCCGTGCCACCAACCGACGGAATCGTTGCGCCGGGCCACCTCGGCGAAGTCGCCGCCGGCAAGTGGCGCGAGATCCTGCCGCTGCTCCAGGCGGTGAAGGTGATGACCCGTGCCGATGTCGAGGCACTTGCCCGCTACTGCGACACCTATGAGTGGTGGCTTGCCACCCGTGCAAAACTACGGGCCGAGGGTGACACCTATCCGATTCTGAACGACGGCGGCCAAGTGAAGTACGTGGCCCAGCGGCCGGAAGTGTCGATTGCCCACAAGCTGGCCCAGCAGATGCGGCAGCTTGAGCAGGACTTCGGCCTGAACCCGTCGGCGAGAACGTCGCTCAATGTCCAAGCGGAAGAAAAGCCAGCCGACGACATCAACGCCATCCTGTTCGGATGATTGCCGGTGTGCGTCTTGCCGGTCTGTTCTGTTCTTCGAGAAGCTTTTCACGCACGCGAAGGGCGAACTCGGCGGCAAGCCGTTTTCGCTTCAGCCGTGGCAGCAGCAGTACGTGCGGGCGCTCTTCGCCGAGCGTGACGGGAAGCGAGTTGTTCGCACGTCGCTCCTGGCATTGCCGCGAAAGAACGGGAAGTCGTCGCTCTGTGCCGGGATCGCCTTGCGGCTTTTGCTCGAGGACGAGCCGGGCGTCGAAGTCTATTCCTGCGCGGCCTCAAGAGATCAGGCACGGCTGGTGTTCGATATGGCGCGTGTTGCCGTCGAACAATCGCCGCATCTGTCAAAGCTGCTGAAGGTCTACCGCAATGCGATCGTCTGCGAAAAGACGCACGGAACCTACAAGGCACTTTCTGCCGAGGCTGGAATCCAGCACGGTCTTTCGGCACACGGTGTGATTTTTGACGAGCTCCACGTGAGCAACCGCGAAATGTGGGAAGTCATGCTGTCGAGCCAAGGGGCGCGGCGGCAGCCGCTGACGGTGGCGCTGACCACAGCAGGCTACGACCGGAAGAGCGTCTGCTGGGAGGTGTGGAAGTACGCCGAGCAGGTGGCGGCCGGTGCAGTCAAAGACGAGACATTTCTGCCGATGATCTGGTGTGCTGACCCGAAGGATGACTGGAAGTCGGAAGCGGTCTGGTCTAAGGCAAACCCGAACCTCTGCGTGTCGGTCAATCTTGATTTCCTCCGCAGCGAATGTGCCCGAGCGGTGGAAATGCCCGCGTATGAGTCTGCATTTCGCCAGCTGTATCTGAATCAGTGGGTAGAAGTAGAAACCCGTTGGATTCGCATGGATCACTGGGCACAAGGGAACAAGCCATGTCCTGTCGATCTCACTGGCCGCGAGTGCTGGGCCGGTCTCGACCTTGCCACGACGTTCGACACCACTGCCCTGGTGCTGTTGTTTCCGTTGGATGACGGCACCTATTGGGCAGAGCCTCATTTCTGGATCCCAGAGGAAAACGCCCGGCAGCGGGAACGCCGCGACAAGGTGCCGTATCTCACGTGGCAGCGGCAGGGGCATCTGAAGATGACGCAGGGCAACGTCACCGACTTTGATCAGGTACGGGCCGACATCAACGCCCTGGCGAAAAAGTACCAGATTCGGCAGATCGCTATTGACCGATGGAACGCCGCGCAGCTGTCCACGCAACTGCAAGGAGATGGGCTATCCGTCGTAGGTTTTGGTCAAGGTTACGGCAGCATGTCGAGCCCGTCGAAGCAGTTTGAGGCGCTCGTCGTGGGCGGCAAGTTGCTTCACGGCGGGCATCCGGTGCTGACGTGGCAGGCCGGCAACGTGGCAATCCAGAGCGATTCCGCCGCCGGGAACATCAAGCCGAGCAAGGCACGCAGCACTGAACGCATTGACGGCATTGTCTCGCTCGTGATGGGTCTTGGTCTTCACGCCGTGGCAACCGCAAAGCCGGCCGAACAATCTTGGGACATCATCACGCTATGAGCGAAACCGAACTCGCTGTGCCCGATTTCAAGATGTTCGACCTTCGCGGCATTGATTGGACCGGCGAGGGCAATCGGACGCCGTCTGGCGTGCGAGTGACTCCAGAGACAGCCCTCCAGTGCTCGGCCTTCCTCGCCGCCGTCCGGGTGATCTCGGAAAGCGTGGCGAGCCTGCCGCTTCACCTGTACCGGCGGCTTGCGTCTGGTGGCAAGGAACGGGCTAGCGAGCAGCCGCTGTACCGGATGCTCCACCAGCAGCCGAACCCATGGCAGACGGCCTTGGAATTTCGGGAGCAGATGACGGCCCTTTACTTGATGTACGGCAACTCGTTTGCCGAGATTCGGCCGGGTGCCCTTGGTGCCGTATCGGAACTCTGGCCGCTGCATCCGAGCCGGATGGAAGTTGAGCGGCTGGAGAACGGCCGGCTGCGATACCTCTACCGTGAGCCAAGCGGACGCCAGACCCGGTACACGCAGGATCAGATCTTCCACCTGCGGTGGCTTACCACGGACGGCGTGGTCGGGCTGCAGCCTTCTAGCCTGAGCCGCAATGCCATCGGCCTGGCCCAAGCGTTGGAGACGCACGGAAGCACCTACTTCGGCAACGGGGCCCGGCCCGGCATCGTGCTGGAGAGTGACAACCCAATCCCAGCCGAGGCGGCCGATCGGCTACGCGAGCAATGGGAGCGGATGCACCGTGGTGCCGATCGGGCCTTTCGCACTGCGGTCCTGCCCAACGGCGTGAAGGCTCACGAACTCAGCGGCAGCAACGAGGCGGCCCAGTACCTCGAGACCCGGCAGTATCAGGTGATTGAGGTCTGCCGGGCATTTCGCGTGCCACCCCACATGATTCAGGATCTGACCCGGTCCACGTACAGCAACATCGAGGTGCAAGGCACGGAGTTTGTGCAGCACTGCCTACTTCCGCACCTGAAGCGGTGGGAAGCGGCTATCAGCCGTGACCTCATCGTTGACGACGAGACCTTCTTCGCCGAGCACAGCGTCACCGGCTTGCTGCGTGGCGACTCAGTCGCACGAGCAAACTACTACCGGGAGATGCTGAACCTTGGCGTTCTGTCGATCAACGAAATTCGAGAACTTGAAAACCTGAACCCGATCGGTGCCGAAGGCGATCAGCGATTCATGCAGATGAACATGACGACGCTGGAGAAGATCGGCCAGGACGCCCCGGCCCAGCAGCCGCCACAGAACACGCCGCCGGCTGATCCGGCTACGAACACGCCACCAGACGTAGGAGTGCCAAGCAATGGAAATTGAGCGCCGCGACTTCGCTTTTGAGGACGAGCAGGAACTGATCGTGGAAAGCCGGGCCGATGGCCGGGCTGCGATCATCGGCTATGCAGCCGTCTACAACCGGCTTTCCCTTGACCTCGGCGGGTTCAAGGAAGAAATCCTGCCGGGTGCGTTCGACAAGATTCTGAGCCGCCAGCGTGGGAAGCAAGACGTGGTGGCTCTGTTCAACCACGATAGCAACATCGTGCTGGGCCGCACCTCGAGCGGCACGCTGGAACTCTCTAGCGACACGAAGGGGCTGCGGTACGTGGTGACGCCACCCGTGAGCCGGGCTGATGTCATGGAACTGATTCAGCGGCGTGACGTGCGAGGCTCTTCGTTCGCCTTCACCGTGGATAAAAATGGCGAGGGCTTCCGCCAGGGCGAGGACGGCAACGCCGTTCGTCAGATCCGCGAGGTATCCGGCCTTTACGATGTGGGACCGGTCCTGGTGCCGGCATACCCTGCAACCTCGGCATCAGTCGCCATGCGGTCCTATGAAGCGTGGCTCGCCTCTCAGGCCACGGCCGAGCCCGAGGCGGTGGCTGTTGTTGCCAAGCGTTCCCTGGTTCGTGACGCAGCTGCTGCGTGGGCTCTGAGGCTTCGCCGTGTCTGAAGCCCGCTGCACCTGCGGCGAACGTCTCCGCTGCCGTTCCAGCCGTCCATGCGGTGACGAGCGGCAGCGGTACCTGCGTTGCCCAAGATGCGGTGCTCGCGGTGTTGTGTTTGTGAAAACAACACTTTCGGAATTGCGGTTCTGCAAGGACAGGCACCGCTAGAGGCAAAGTGGATTCCATCGGCAATACCGCCGGCGGAGAACACGACACGTGGACAACCTCAAGAAGCTTCAGGACGAGGCCGTTACCCTCGCCAACCGGATCGACGCCGTGCGGGCGATCGAGGGCGACGACGACAAGATCGCGGAGCGTGATCTCCAGCTGGAGTCGCTCACGGCCGACGCCGCCAAGCTCGCCAAGAAGATCGACTTCGAGAAGTCGGTCGTAGAGGCGTCCAAGAACCTGCGCAGCGTGGTGGACCGTTGCACCCCGGCTCCCGAGGTGACCGAGGAGCGGAGCGATAAGGTGCGTGTCGAGGCGGTTCCGTTCTCCGGTCGGCTCCGTGCGTTTGAGCGGGCCGAGGATGCCTACAAGGTCGGCATGTGGTTCAAGGCGAAGAGCGGCGACGCAGACGCCAAGCGGTGGTGCCAGGACCACGGCGTCGAGGCCCGTGCTCTCGGCGGTGCGTCTGGTTCTGGTTCTTACACGGTGCCCGACATCCTGTCCTCAACCGTCATCCGCATGGTCGATCAGTGGTCGGCGTTCGCTCAGAACGCGACGAACGTGGCGATGCCCAGCGACGTGCTGCAATATCCTCGCCGGACCGGTGGCACGACGGCGTATTGGGTCGATGAGAACACGGCAATCACGGCCAGCGACCCGACCATGAATCAGGTCACGCTGACCGCGAAGAAGGTGACCGGGGCGGCGGTGGTATCCAGCGAACTGCTGCAGGACTCCATCGTCTCGATCTCGGATTTTATCGCGGCCGAGCTCGGGCTGACGATCAGCAACGCCGTCGAGGCGGCTGCGTGGAGCGGCAATCCCAGCAACGCGCCGGCCGTGGCTGGTCTCGTGACCACGTACACCGGCGGCCTCCTGGCCTCCTCGGCGGCCACCTATGCGGCGTCGCTCGTGACCGCTGCCGGTGACACGCCCGACGAGGTCACGAAGGCCAACCTGCTGGCGATGATGGCTGCGGTTCCGCAGCACAGCCGGCAGGGTGCCAAGTGGTTCTGCTCGCCGTACTTCTTCGCCACCTGCATGCAGGCTCTCGACCTGAACCAGGGCGGTTCGGTCGGCCTTGCTCAGGGCATGGGGCTGACCTTCCTCGGTTCGCCGGTGGTGCTGACCGACCGGCTCCCGAGCGGTGCGGATTCGACGGGCGTGATCATGGCTCTGTACGGGAACATGGCGAACAGTTCGTACTACGGCGTCAGGAAGAGCATCGAGATTGCGTCGAGCGATCAGGTCAACTTCCTGAGCGATCAGACCGTGATCCGTGCGGTGGCTCGCGTGGCGATCAACCACGCCAACCTGGGCTCGTCCACGGTCGCCGGCCCGATGATCGGCCTGGTCGGTCTGTGAGCCTGACGGCTTGACACTGATGCAACGCTGGGCGGGCCGCTCCACAACGGGGCGGCCCGCTCTCTTTGCTGAGGTGCCAATGATCGTTCGGGTGGGCAATACCAACGCTGAGGTCCGTGTCGAAGCCATCATGAGCGGCCCACGCTTTGGGCCTATCGGAAACCTGTTCCTCTGGGCTCAGGCCCTTATGCCGCTCGGTATCCGCCCTTCCCTGCAGCAAGGGGCGTTCTGGAGCCAAGGGCTGGAACGGGTGATGGAGAAATTCATCGACTCGTGCGAGTTCCTGCTGTGTATGGACTACGACAGCTACTTCAGCCGGGAAGACCTTGAGCAGCTGATGGCGCTGGCGATGTCGTTTCAGTGCGACGCCCTCGCGCCCATGCAGGTGAAGAGAGAAGATGGCCGCCCGATGCTGACGCTGAAGGACACGCTGGACAGCCCGCCGGCAGACAAGAAAACCAAGGTGCCAGCGTCGTGGTTCCACGAGCCCGTGCAGGAGGTGGACACGGCGCACTTCGGCTGCACCGTAATTTCGACGGCCGCTCTGAAGCGGGCCCGGAAGCCGTGGTTTCTGGAGACGCCCGCCAGCGACGGCACCTTTAACGAGGAACCGCAAACGGGCGATGCCAACTGGCGGGCCCGGCGCGACAGCGACATTCACTTCTGGGCCAACTGGCGGGCCAGCGGAAACCGGGTTTTCGTCACGCCACGTGTCTGCATAGGGCACGGCGAGTGGGTCATCACGTGGCCCAGCAAGGATTTGGGAAAGCCTGTTTTCCAGTTCACGAGCGACTACACGGCGACCGGAAAGAAGCCTGAAACTGCATGGAGCGTAGGCGAATGAAGAAACTGAAGTTTACCCGTTCGTGGCGTGCGTACCGGGCCGGGCAGGTTATCGAGGTTCCCGGTGGCCTCGCTGCTGAGCTCATCGCCCGCCGTGTCGCCGTTGAGGACCACCAGGCCCAGCTGATCGAAACGGCCGCCGTGGAGCCCGCCGTCGAAACGGCAGACGCCACGCCCAGGAGACGAGGACGCCCACGTGCAATACCAAAGCCTCACCCGTCAGACGCTGCCGACCGTTGAGCCGGTCACGCTCTCGGAAGCCAAGGCGCACCTGCGGGTGGATGCCACCGAGGACGACGCCTACATCGCTGCCTTGATCTCGGCGGCCCGCGAATGGTGCGAGCAGTACCTCGACCGCACGCTGGTCTACACGCAGTGGGTGATGAGGTTTGACCGATTCCCCACGTCAGGCATCGAGGCGATGGAGTTGCCACGCCCGCCTATGGCCGTGGCTGGCACGGCTACGGTTGTGTCGCTCACGTTCACTGCCGACAGCGGCACGACCGGCACCTACGCCGTGGATCAGTTCCGCGTGGATCGCCAATCGACGCCCGGCCAGGTGCTGCCGATCTACGCTGGCACATGGCCGCCGCACCGGATCGACGCCGGGGCCCACGCGGTCACGTGGTGGGGCGGCTACGGGTCGAGTGGTCGGGATGTGCCGGCGGCAATCCGCCACGCCATCCTGATGCTCGTTGGGCTGTGGTTTGAGCGCCGGATGGCTGCTGATTCCATGGGTGGCACCGAGATCCCTTTCGGCGTGAAGTCGCTCCTCGACTCGCAGCGGTGGGGTGCCTACCGATGATCGATCCCGGCAAGCTCCGCGAGCGTGTGACGGTGCAGATCGCCAGCGGTGCCACGAACACGCTGGGCGAGACCGTGCTGACGTGGAGCGATTCGTCTGCCGTCTGGGCCAGCGTCGAAGGGGTGTCGGCCCGCGAAGCCCTGCTCGCTGGGCAGCAGGATACGAGCGTGACGCACAAGGTGCGGATGCGGTATCTGCCGGGGCTCACGAGCCAGCATCGATTCTCGTGGCGGTCTCGCACGCTGGAGATCGTCAGCCTGCTCGAGCACGGCAACCGCAGCGAGCACGAGGCGATCTGCCAGGAGCAGCAGTAATGCCTAAGAGTTCTGGGTCGCTGGAAATCAGTTTGGAATTCCCAGATCTTGCTGACCTGCGCGAGCAGTTCAAGAAGCTTCCACAGAACCTTGCGGCAAAGCATCTCGGGGCTGCGCTCCGTAAGGCGATGGCACCCGGCAAAACAGCCTTGAGAAAGAACACTCCAAAAGGACCGACCGGCAACCTGCGGAAAAGCATTGCCGTCAAAATAAAAACGTTCACCAAAGACGGAAACGCTGTTGGAATCGTTGGGTATTCGTGGGGGAGAAACAGCCCAGACGCCAAGGGGAATCATCAAGGATTTTTGGAATACGGGACTAAAGAACGCCACACGAAAAAAGGCCGTTTCGCCTCAACGCTGAACAGTAAGACGTGGGGGCGCATGGGAGTGTTCCAAATTTTCACGCCGGCCCGCGGTAAGTTCGCCAAACAACTGCGGACAAAGCCATATCCGAAGTCGTTTTTTAAGACCGCGAAAGAAGGCCAAAAGGTCAACCTCGGGAAGATGCCGATTGGCGGGCGCACCGGCGTACCGCCAGTGAAAACGTCTTTTTCTCAGGCGCTTCCAGCAATGAAAAGCCTGCTCAAAGAACAGCTTGCCGTAAGTCTTGAGAGTGGCCTGAAAGAACTGAAGGACCGCGTCGCCAGAGGGCTCATCAAATGAAATCCCCCGAAGCCGTCCTGCGCTCCGTTCTCGTCACGGACACCGTCACCTCATCGGTAGTCGGATCTCGCGTCTATCCGCTCCTCGCCCCCAAGTCGGCCCCGCTGCCGTTCATCATCTGGCGTCGCTCGGGCGTGACCCGCGAGCACACGCTCTCGGGCCCGATGGGCGTGCCGAATGTCAGCGTGGAAATGCAGTCCTACGCCGCAACCTACGAGGACGTGCGAGACCTGGCCGACCGGGTGCGTCTGGTTCTGGATGGCTACGGCGGCACCGTGAACAATACACAGGTGAAGCACGTGTCGCTGGAGCAGGAATCCGACGATTTCGTGCAGCTGGCAGGCGGTGACCTTCCGCCGGTGTACCAAGTCACGCAGACCTTCAACGTCCTCTGGCAGGAGACTTAGAGAATGGCCGTCACGCCTCATGATTCTGTTTCGCCAACAACGTTCTCTTTCGGTGGCACCTCGTTCACAGTCACTAACATTGTTGTCACGAACACCGATCCGTCGGCCGATAATGCAATCGACGTTTCGCATCTTGGGCTGACGGTTGGAAATAGCATCCTGACGCAGACCAGACCGCTGCAGGGTTCTGCGGCCAACACGGGCCGCGAGGTAATGATCGATTACCTCGGCTCGTCGATCATCCGGGACGCCAGCACCGGCACCCTGTCGCTGACGATCAACGGCAGCAATGTCATCGGTGCCAATGCTACGGTTTCCAGTTCGACGCTGACGCTGGCGACGAATGATGTGATTAAAGGGCAGGTCACCTTCAAGGTCGCCAGGTATTGAGCCTGACGGAGGACCGTCATGGCAAGCCCGTGCACGGGTGTAACCGTCACCTGGGATAGCGTCTCACTCGGTGAGGTCACCGAGATCAAGACGCAGATCAGCGGCGGTCTCCCTGTCTATCGCGGTGGCACGCACTCGCCATCAGGCTGGTCGCTAGACATGGGTGCTATAGATATTTCGTGCCTCTCTACGGCGCAGATCGCCATGAGTCAGTACGGAAAGAAGGCCGTGCTGAGCATCAATGGTGGCGGGTTGACGTTTACCTCGAACGCCATCTGCCAGACGCTCCGCTTGGAAGGCAAAGTGAACGACGTGGCACGATATGCCGCGACTTTCAAATTGGCACCCAACTAGGAGCGATCATGGCATTGACGGCGGATCAGATTCTGGCGGCTGACGACCTCGGCCTACTGAAGGTTGATGTGAAGGAGTGGGGTGGCGAGGTGTTTATCCGTGTCATGACAGTGGGCGAGCTTGACGCCTATCAGAAGGAATGGGTCGGCAAGAAGGAAGTCGGCGTGGATAACTTCCGCACAAAGTTCTTGGCTCGGTGCTTGTGCGATGACAAAGGGCAGCGGCTATTCACGGACGAGCAGATTGAGCAGTTGGCTTCCAAGAGCGCGAAGGTCGTGAGCCGCCTGTTCGACAAGGCAGCGGCTCACAATGCGATTACCGAGAAGGACGTGGAGGAACTCGCAAAAAACTGAATAACCGCCCGACGCGAAGGTTCATGTTTCGTCTGGCGGGGCATTTGAAAAAGACGGTGGCCGAGATTGAGCGGATGTCTGCGGTTGAGTTCGCCGAATGGCTGGCATACACGAGGTATTTCGAGGCGTTGCCGGATTCGTGGCGGGAGACGGGACTGATTGCTAGTGCGGTGCTGGCTCCGTATTCGGCCAAAGGAAAAGCACCACTGGCTGACGACTTCGTGCCGCTGGAAAAGCCGCCACAACATCAGGATCAGATGCTCGAGCAGATCAAGACGCTGCAGCAATTCTTTGACGGGTGACGTATGGCAACAGTGATCGGCGTGGGCATGCAGATGACGGCGAATGCCGCCGGCATGACCAAGGGTCTTTCCGATGCTGACAAAGCCCTGCAGCTGCTGCAGAAGATCGTTGACCAGAACCAGCAGAGCATGCGGAAGTTCTCTGGTGAGTCGGACGCAACGGCCAAAAGTCTCGACAAGCTCACGTCCGGTGTCAGCACGCTCAGTCGGATTGAGATTGGCCGAGTGCTCGTCGGTGGGTTTCAAGTTCTGGCAAGCGCGTTCACGACAGGTGCCCAGAACGTCCTTACGCTGGCAAAGAACGCCAGCGACTCGCTAGACTCGATCAACGACCTGAGCGCGCGCACCGGGATCGGCGTTGAGGCCCTGCAGGGCTACGGCCTGGCGGCCAAGATGGCCGGCGTGGATACCGAGCAGTTTGGCGTTGCCGTGCAGAAGCTGGCCGTAAACATTGGCAAGGCCACGCCGGGCGACGCACTCGACAAGTCGCTGAAGGCGATCAATCTGAGCGTTGTCGAGTTGCGTGGGCTCGCCCCTGAGCAGCAATTTACGGCCATTGGGAACGCCATTTCCGTGCTGCCAACGGCTGCCGATCGTGCAGCTGCGGCCGTTGCCATCTTTGGCAAGCAGGGTGCGGCACTGGCACCTCTGTTCCGTGAGGGTGCCGCCAGCATTGAGGACTTGAAGGCCAAGGCCGAGCGGCTGGGCATCATCGTCAGCGAAACGCAGATCAACAACGTCGCCGACATGAACGACGCTTTTGATCTGGTGCGTGCGACGGTTCAGGGAATTATCGGCCAGGTGGTCGGAAACCTCGCACCGGCTGTCACTGAAGTGACGAATCAGTTCCTCAAGTTCGTGGAAGAGTGGAGCGGAGCACAGGGCCAAGGCGGCACAGGCATCGCCAATGCGATCACGGATGTGCTGCTGCATGGGGCCGAGATTTTCGCGGGTGTGTTCGATAAGTTCATGGCAGACTTCGGTGGACTCACGGAAATGCTTGCTGGCACCGGCGACGTGTTCGCATTCGTCACGAACATGCTGACTGCTTTGAGCGAGACCTTTCGTTACGTGTTCAACATCTTTGAGGTTGTCGGAAACAACCTCATGCTTGGTCTTGGGAAAATCCTTGAGGGCCTTGGTTCTTGGGTAAACAGTGATCTTGAATCTGTCGGCAAAGAATTGGCTTTGCAGAGCCAGATCCTGCTCGACAAGAACAAGGCCGAAATGGAGGCCGCGAAACAGAATGCCATTGATGCGACGGCCGCGGCATTCGGTGGAGCTCCTGAAACCGCCAAGAAAGCCGGCGATACAGCCGGCGTGACGTTTGTGCAAAGCCTGCAGGAACGCATTAAGCGTGAGCGGTCTCCGGTGTTCAAGCTTGAAACCAACCTTGATGACACCGAAAAGCGGCTTCAGGCATTCCTAGCCGAAGCAGGTGACGGTGCGTCTAAGTTCCTGCAGCAATCCGCTGGCACGCTGGACTACTTTAAGAAAACAACCGAGCAAGGGAACCTGCTTTCAACCCAAGTGAAGATCATGTCTGGCTTCGCAGCGAACGTCAACGCCGAGCTCGACAAAGAGATCGCCAAGCGCCGGCAGGCAGCAGATGCTGCTCGGTTTCAGGCCGAGGAAGAGAATAAGCGGATTGAAGAACTGCTAAAGCAGAAAGACAAAGAGAGGCAGGTTGATAGTGACCTCAGTGCCGTCATCCGTGCCCAGGCAGAAGTAAAAAAGCAACTGGCCGCCGCTCGCTCTGCATCAAGCCAAGTAGAGGCAACTGCCGCTGCAGCCCGGTTGGCCCAGCTGGATCAGCTGCGGGCCAAGCTTGAGGGCGATCAGGCCGCCATCGACCAGGGCTTTGCTAATGGCTTCACGGCCGCATTCACCAAGACGGCAGAAGGGCTGTCGGGCCTTATTACCAAGGCTGGCGAGTTTGGCAACGCTGGGGCCGAGGCCGCCAAGAAACTACAGGACGGCGTTGCGAAGGCGCAGGATCAGGCCCGTGATGGAATCCTGACCAACGACTCCTACGAGCGGGAGATTGCGGCCCAGAGGAAACTGTTTGAAGAGCGGCTGGCGTACCTTGAGGAGGTCAAGAAACGTGAGCAGCAGAACCGAGCCGATGCTTTCCAAGGACAGATAGATGCCAACGCCCGCGTTCAGGCGTTCTTGCAGCAACAGGCCGGCGAAGGAGCTCGAGCAGAAATTGCCGCCGCTCTCGAAGTGGAAGCGCGCAAGAAAGAAGCCGCACTGAATATCCGAGCAATCGAAAATCAGATTGCTTTGGAGCAGCAGGCGGTTAACGCTGCCCGCGAGCAAGGAGACATGAAGTCCGCTAAGGCTGGCATCGCTCGGATTGAGCAACTAAAGCAGGCCAAGAAGATCGAAGACGATATTGCGAATGGCAAAAACACGCAGATCGCCAAACAAAACAACAGCGCGCAAAGCGTTTCTCTGGCCTCTCAGCAATTCGCTCAGGCGGCTGCGAATCAAGCGCAGGCTATCTCGCAGGCCGCCAAGAACAGTTCTGACGCTGCCAACTATGCAATCGAAAAGACAGCCGAGTCTGCGGCGAAGCAGGCAGATTTCCTTCGGCAACTAAACACGCTTGGGTCTCGCACGGTGCAGACTGCCGACGTTCGCACGCAACAAGGTGCCGCCATCGTTACCGACCTGGCCGCACAGTCTCAGGATCCGGCGCTGATCGAGGCCCGCCTCCAGACGAAAGCCCTCAAGGCCATCCGCGATGCCATTGTCGAAGGCACTACCAACGCACCCGTGCCCGTGAGGATCTGATGTCTGTCTCTTCAGTCCGCGAACTGGCACGCAAGGCCGAGCAGGAAATCGGAAAACCTGCCGTCATGGTTCGCCGGTGGGTAGCCGTGCTCGACAACGGCGCTCTCTCGTCGCCAACCAGTGAAACCGACATTCTCGCGGCCACGTCTGGTTCGACGTGGGGCGCGGCTCATCCCGCGTTTTCCTTCTACGGGCTACGCAGGATCTCAATTGAAGAGGGCTACGAGGGCTCTCCATATCACGTGTTGGTGACCGGCGAATATTCGATCATTCGAGACGAGGAGAAGGTTGCGCCCACAAGCCGCGATGCCCAATGGTCGTTTGAGTCGTCAGCCGCCGAGGTTCCAGCCCTTTACTACTACGATGGCAGCGGCAACGGGACGATGCGACCGCTGACAAACTCAGCTTACGACTATTTCCCTGGGCTTACCACGGTCGAGGGCATCGTCGTGGCAAAGGTCGTGAAGAACACGACGGCGTTCCCAACGTCTTGGCTGGGCTCGCAGAACTTCGTGAACGATGCCTCGTATCTCGGATGCGCTACGCATTCGCTCCGCGTGGCTGCAGTCAACGCAACGTATGTCTACGAAGAGTGGGGCGGCGCAATGGTGAAGTATTGGCGTGGCGAGGCTCAGCTGAACTACAGGCAGAGCGGCCACAACCTCCAGCTGCCAGACATCGGTTTCAACTTTATCGGCGGCGGCCAAAAACGTCGGGCGATGGTCTTTGATTTTGAGAACGGAGAGTGGGTGGCGTCGTCCAATCCGGTCGGGCTCAACGGAAGCGGCGCTCAGACCGGCGGGGCACCGGCAATCCTGACTCGTCGTGCTTGCCCGGAGACAAATTTCCAGACGCTGTTCGGAACGCCACCGTCATGACGCTGACGACGTTCGACATCGAGAGCGCGTCGCGGATTGCTGGTGTGGTGCGCGCCGTTGAAGGCGAACCGCAGCGGACAAGGCCGCTGGTGTTCGATGGCCTTGGTCAATCGTCAGCGAAGAAAGTTTTTCGCGTCGGCACATTTACCGGCGCGTGGGCAAAATCCGCCACGAAGGCTGTCACGGTCAGCGGAGGCCGCACGGTCAGTGCCAAAAACCTATTTGCCGAAATTGCTAGCAACACGGCAGCCAGGAATTGTGCAATCGCTCGTGATGGCACAGCCTGGTATGTGATCGCTGCGGAGTGCTGATATGCCGATGCTTGGCGCTCAATGCAGCCCGTGCTGCGGTTGCCCGAAATGCACCGTTGGCAAACTTCCGCCGACGATCACCGCGAAAATCCAAGGGCACATTCCTACATCCGATGGCAATCTTGGCAATATCGCCGGAATCAACCAGATCCTTCGGGCCAAGGTAAAATCAAATTTTGGAACCGGCGCACGCCTGTGGATTTGGAGCCCAGGTGGCAATGCTCCGAGCGACGATCCTGAAGCGTGCCCGAGCGACGCCGGCCCGCTGACGAACGACCCGAATTGCCTGCTCTTGATTTCCGGCGGCAGCGGATACGCCAAGCTGGGTCGCGTGAAACCGACGGTCGCGGCCACCGTGATAGACGGATCTTCTCGTACTCTGCCAGTCTCTGTAAAGGTTTCCGAAGGCAGCAATGGCGGCGTGCCATTTTGGTTTATATCGGAGGCCACAGTAGACGGCTCGCCAGACACGATGTATGCGCTTGTCCAGTTTGATTTTGAGAGCGGGACGGTTGTCGCTGAAATGCCTTATGTAGACGCCTATTCATCCGATTTGCTGGTGAAAGGGTATTTCTACAAGGCTGACGCCTCAACGGTCATTAAGGCCAACGTGGAGGTTGAGCTGGTGCAGAAGTTGCCTAGCGACGGCAGCGGGGCAAAGATCACTGCTAACATCCAAGATGACCCTAATGTCGCAGGGTTTGGACAAATCAAGTCGTTCACGGTGGATCAAGGCGGCGATGGGTACATGGCGTTTTATTGGTCGCACCCATGCGACTGTGGCACGCAGGAATACGTGCTCCCGCAGGATCCAACAAACAAGTGCGCGTATCGCTTGTGCCAGTGCGAAGGAGGACCAAGCGAGCCGCTAGTTGTTCTTTCTGCAACGTCCTGCACCGGAACTGGCGCGACAGGGCACGCGACAACACCAATCGGCATACCCGGCAAGGCTGACGGGCCGATCACAAAGACGGCCGTTGATAGCGGTGGCGGTGGCTATGCCGTGCTGGGCCGCGTTCAACCCACAGTTGGCAATGTCGGTGGTGGCAGCGGAGCAGGCTTGGAAATCACCACAACGCTGAAGTCAAACACTGGCAAGTGTGATCTACCGACGTGGGGCGTCAAGTCGGTGAGTGTGACAAACGGCGGCCATAACTATCTCGTCGGAGACCTAGTGACGTTCGGGACAGACAACATTTACGACTCCACTGGTGGGAGCCATGACGAGACGTATGGCAGCGGACAGATAACGAAAACAACCACGGCCGCCCCAACCTTGGAGGCACAGCCAGTAAACGGCCTCACGTTCTCGGTGTCGATCGCATCAAATGGCGACACACCCCAGACGTGGAAGGTGTCGAAAGTCAATTACTCAGGAAATCAAGATGGCTTGCTAGACAACCAGGGCTTGAAAATCAATGCCGGTGAGCACTGCACGACGTTTCGCAATGCCGACGTGAGAATCAGAACCAAACGAGAGGAGCCGACCGTGTCGGCTTCAATGTCTGAGGATGCTTCCGGATCCGCAGCAGCCTTTGGCGTGACGCTGTCCAAGTTTGTCGGCTCTGATGGCCGTGACGCATGGAAAGTCACTGCGCTCTCTATCACGAACGGTGGATCTGGGTACGCCGTAAGCGATGCTGTTGAGTTTTCGTTGGAAAGCGGCTCGTCGCATGCAGTCAATGCAGCAGCCGCAAGCGTCAATAAGATTGACAACAGTGGCGTCATAACAGGTCTCGTAATCACTGGACACGGCGAATACTGGAAGGATGCCGGCACTATAGATGAGGTCGAGATTCGTGAAGGCGGCTCTTATGCAATCGCCGGGATCGTGGAGGAGATCAAGATCACGCTTGCCGGAAACTACTACAGCGACAACACGTCGGCCACTCCGATTGTGCCGCCGGTCACGGTCACGCTATCGCAGAGCAGTCCTAGCAACGGCACTGACGCAGAGTTCGGTGTGGTCGTGAACACCGACCCGCAGGACGGAGCGTTCGGAAGCGTGACCAAGTTCACGATCACAAAGAATGGCGATGATTATTTGGCTGCAACTACACTGACGGAAAACTGCATCACGGTCGAATACAAGGGGCCTGATGAAAAGCCAACGCTATCTGTTGCCCGTGAAGGATGCAACTGGACGGTGAAAGCTGACGGCTACGTCACTGACTGCGCCAAGTTTGCGTGGACGCACACGCCTGCAAATTGCGGCGGCGTAGTGGTAACAGTCACGACTGGCGGCGAGATTGCAGACATTAACACGGATCATCCATGCTGTGGATGCTGTTGCTTACCACCAGATGAAGACCCGGAATCGACAGACAAAATCACGCTGCGGGCCAGCGTATGCAATAACGGTGTGGGCACGTTCGTGGCTGGCAAGAAATGCGATGACGTGGTGTGTGACGAGACGATTAGGTGCTGCATAGCGCCAGACATTTTAGGCCTGAGTGTTGAAGCTTGCGAAACGACATATGGCGGCACGGTGCTTCCTCCAGGCGCACCGCCGGAAGCGTGCGACCCAGAGAATCCTTGTGCGTGTACGATCGGAATGGCAATTGATTTCACGGCATGCCCTGGCAACCACACTCCGGGGAATAATGGCAGCAATCTAGACGGCACGACAACGTTCGGCGTTTTTCTCGGCTCCGATATTGGTGGCATTGGAACCTGCGAGAAATATTATTTTTTCTTTCGCAATGCTTCCAAGGTGGACTTTTCAGAACATTGCTCTCCGGAGTTCCTGTGCGTTGGTGGTGCGCTCAGATACGTCTACGTGAATTGCCAAAGCGGCAACGTGGAAATTCACGACCCGGCAGATTTTTTTACGCCGCACGACGTAATTGAAAGAACCGAGACCGGCCTAAAGCGTGTCGACGGCTTTGGCGACGAAGGGGGTGCGGAGTGCGCTCTGGCCCTTATTCCTGCACCATGAAAACCTATTCCTTCCCGATCGCCGTGCTCGAGCAAGCCGCCGCATCCCGTCCTGCTGGCTACTTGGAAACCGTCCTGGCGGCTGGCGCCGTCGCAGGCGAAGGCGCGGGTCGCGTGGTAACGCTGACAGAAGACGTTTATGCGTCCCTGCTGCGGCAATACAGCGGCAAGACGCTTACCGAAGTGCTGGCGGACAAGTTGGGTGCGACGCCAACGGCCGGCGGCCCCGGCACCGAGCTGACCAAGCTGCTCGGCCGGTTTGGCGTCGTTGAAAAACCGGGCTGCAAATGCAAAAGCACGGCCGCCAAGATGAACCGCTGGGGCTGCGACGAGTGTGCGAAGCCTGAGCGCGTCGAGGAAGTGCTCGCAGTGATGCGGGCCGAGGCCGCGAATCGTGGTCTGCCGTTCCTCGACACCATCGGCCGCATGCTGATCCGCCGGGCAATCGCCAACGCCCGCCGTGCCAGTTGACAGGTTCTCCACCATGGGTGCAAAGGATCGCCCATGCCGGCAGACCACGTCTTCACGTTGAACGGCGATGAGCGCTGGCTCATCCGGTTCACCACGCTGAAGGGCGCGGCCTATGGCTACACCTTCACACAGAAGGCGGCTCACCCTCGCATCGTGATTGACGCCCGGCTCCGTGGCAGGAAGCGACTCGAGGTGATCGTTCACGAGCTGCTGCACGCACTCAATCCCACGCAGAGCGAGGAGCACGTGACGCAGCAGGGCAAGGATCTCGCACGGGTCTTGTGGAGTCTCGGCTATAGGGAGGTGCAAGATGGCAGGCCCTGACCCGATCACAGATATGGCCCGCAAACTCTGTCGGACGCACCCAGATGCCCCGGCTCGCACACTGGCTCGTCGCCTGGTGGCGGAGGCAAATGGTGCGATCACGCTGCATCAGGCCCGGCTGCGAATCTCGCGGCAGTTCGGAGTGCAAGGTTCAGATAGTCGCAAGCGAGTGAAGGCCGTCGCGCCGCGTGCGAAGCGTCAGGCCGGCGAAGTTCTCTCACTGCCTCCCAGCATGGCCGAGGCATGGACGCCGCACGTGATGCAGGTGGTCGGCCCCGTTGGAATCATCAGCGACGTGCACGTGCCGTATCACTCCGAGGTGGCGGTGGCTGCGGCCGTTGCATTCTTGAAGCAGCAATCTCTCGCTGGGCTGTTGCTCAACGGCGACATCGCAGACTTCTACGCGATCAGTCGGTACACGAAAGACCCGACGCAACGAGATTTCAAAGGCGAGCTTGAAGCCGTTCGTGACTTCATTGCCTATCTCAGGCAAGAGTTCCCAGACATCCCAATCGTCTACAAGAGCGGCAACCACGAGACGAGGTGGCGGGATTGGCTTTGGCAACACGCTGCCGAAATCAGCGACGATCCGCGAATGTCGCTGGGTGCGTGGCTTAACCTCGACAAGCACGGCGTGCTGCTCGTTGAGGATCAGCGGCCCGTCATGCTCGGAAAACTGCCCGTGCTGCACGGCCACGAGCTGCCCCGTGGAATGGCCGCGCCGGTCAACGTCGCCCGTGGTGCGTGGATGCGGACGCTTTCGACGTGCTTGGTGGGACATTCTCACCGGACGAGCAACCACGCCGAGTCGGATATGTGGCATCACGAGACGGCGTGCTGGTCTACGGGGTGCCTCTGCGATCTGCGCCCAGAGTACGCGATCATCAATCGCTGGAATCATGGCTTCGCTGTGGCGACCGTCCATAAGGGCGGTGCGTTTGATGTCCACAACTACCGCGTGATGGGCGACGGCACGGTGCGATCGGCTTGACGCGAGAAATACGCTGGCGTTTTTCTCACCGAAAGGGCATCAATGACCACCACGTTTCTCGACGCCAACGACTCCATCCGATCTGCAGTCCGCGAGAGGCTCGACGCCACGCCGGCCGACGATCCGAAGTTGGTTGGCTACCTACGCGAAGAATCGTGCTGCGAGGGCGGCCGGTGCCAGCCGAAGGTGATCGTGGAGTGTGCCGCCCGCAGCACACACCCGACGAGCCAGGGCTTCTACGATCTGTGCGACGCACTCAAAGAAATGCACCGAGGCAAGTCGACGGACTACGGATGCCCGAGCGGAACCGATCCGCTGGCAAACATTCGCAACGGTGCCAAGTTTGTTGGCATCCCAGCGTGGCGGGCCGCGATGGTCCGTCTGTCCGACAAGGTCACGCGGCTGGCAACCTTCAACGCGACGGGATCGCTGTCCTACGAAGGCGTCGAGGACAACCTGCTCGACCTTGCCTCCTACGCTCTGCTGTCGCTGCTGCTGTACCGCGAGGAACGCAATGGACGCCCTGACTGACGACGACCTGGCCCACATAGAACACCGTGCCCGACGGTTCGCCGGTGCCTATACCGGCACCAGCGGCACGCTGGCAGCCGACGTGCTGCGTCTCCTGGCCGAGCGTCGCCGTCTGCTGGCGTTGCTGGCCTACCGTGAGGAGCGGCCGAACCTGTCGCAGATTCGTGGAGACTGAGCCGGGCCGAGGGTCGAGTGCTGCGTAGGGTTTTTTCCCTTTCCCCCGCGCCGCCTCCCCTCGTGCCCGGCTTGGCCGTTTGCGTTGAGTATCAAAAAAGATACGTACTACGAGTCAAGGTCAAGGGGCGGCAGGTAGTCGAGCGCCGACTGTTGCCCCGTGATCGCCACGTCGAGGTAGTGGTCTTTCGTCGTCTTGGGGTTGCTGTGGCCCAGGTGCTCGGTGGCATCGCCGCCAGCTCGTTTCACATAGGAGCCAGACGCCTTGCGAATCGCATGAAATCCCCTCGGTGTGACGCCAGCCCGCCGGGCGATTTTTCGCAGCGTCTGGAAAATACTGCCGGGTTCTCTGTGCTCCACCCACGGCCAGACGAGGTCGCCATGGGCACCACGTCGAGCGGCCAGTAACTTGGCGAGCGCGGGCGAGATTGCACGCTGGATGGTGCTGATCCGATCTTTTCGCGTCTCTCCGAGGAACGTGATGACACAGTGCTCCAGATCCACCTCCGACCACCGCAGGCCGAGATGCCCGCCGATACGCTCGCCCGTGTACCAGAGTGCTTGAAAGAGCGTCATCCAAAACCATGGGGCCGGGAGATCACCAATTGAGCCCTGACAGGTCTTGGCGGCTCGTACCAACGCAGACACCTCCTCGACCGTGTAGCCCCGTGGAGGCCGCGTAGGCACCTTTAGGCGGGGAAGGTCTGGGAACTCGGCTGCCAATCGTTTGCGTGCCGCAAAGTTCCAGAGGGCCGTGATGTGCGCCTTGTCTTTGGCGACCGACGCAGCCGCCGGGATCCGACCTCGATGCGGCGTGACCGCCCGCCATCTGAGAAATCTTGCAACGACGAGGTCGTCAAAATCGGCAACCTCCGGCTCTCGTTGCAGGAAATCCTTGAACCGGTCGATGCTGTGATTGAACAGCACAACACTGCGATCCGACAGGTTGTGCAGCGGTGCGTATCGCTCGGTAAGTAGGTCTCGTATGGTCATCGTTTTTCTCTCCCCTCGGGCATGTTGGACGCAGTATACAACCGTACATTGGACATCAAGTCAGTGGACGAGTTCCGCAGTCCCATGCCCTCCGCTGGTTTTTTCGTCCACCACCGCAGTTTACGGCGGTTGTAGGACTGATGTTTTCGGCCTGCCGCTGGCGGGCTGATTTGGCGGATTTGGCGAAGTGGACAGTTTGACGCAAGTACCGCTGCCGGTACTATTGGGGCATGGTTGCGTTGGCGAGCCCAGACAAAGAATGGATCACGGTCGCGGAGGCGGTGAAGCTTGCCGGCTGCACCGAGGGCTACCTGCGCCGCCTCCTGGGCGACGGTGACAGCCGCCTCACCGGCTGGAAGGCCGGGGCACGGGCATGGCTCGTCAAGCGGGCCGACGTGCTGGCCCTCAAGGCCAGCCTCACCACCCGCTCGAACCTCCGCAAGGACGAGCGGCCAGCGGCACCCAAGCCCAGACGGAAGCGGA